CCTGCGCTGGATGACCATCGACCAGATCGCCCAGACCTATGGTCAAGACAAGGCCGATGAGATCGCCACCACTTATGGTGACGCTTACAAAGTCGATCCCGAACTCGACATGCAAGACACCGAAGGTTTTGCCCAGGAAGGCGGCAACGCCCTGGCTATCCATGCGCATACTGATGAGACCAGCGTTCGTCGGGTGTTGGTCATCGATCGGCAGCACAAACGACTCGAACTCCAGAAGGCTTTGGTCTACGCGACCGGCGATGTGATCAGCACGGTCAACATGAGCAAGGAGCAGATCGCTTCCGCCCTGGCCAATGGTGCCTACCTGACCAAACGTCAACTGACACGCATCCGTTGGACCGTGACCACCGCTGACACCGTGCTGCATGACGATTGGTCACCCTACCGCACCTACACGATCATCCCCTATTTCCCTTATTTCCGGCGTGGTCGGACGCGAGGCATGGTCGATAACGCCATCAGCCCGCAGATCGCCTGTAACAAGATCGTCAGTCAGATCGTCCACATTCTCAACAGTACAGCCAACAGTGGCTGGATTGTGGAAGAAGGCTCGCTGACCAACATGACGATTGCCCAATTGGCAGACTTCGGCAGTCAGACCGGCGTCGTGGTCGAATACAAGAAAGGATCGCAAAAGCCTGAGAAGATCCAAGCCAACACCCTGCCCACCGGCCACGAACATCTGATCGACCGGGCCGAACTGAGCATCAAGACTATCATGGGTATCAGCGATGCCTTGCAAGGTCTCAAAGGTGCTGAAGTCAGCGGTGTGGCGATCACCAGCAAGCAGTATATGGGTCAGACCCAGTTGGGTGGCCCGATGGATAACCTGGCCCGGACGCGTTACCTGGCTGCTGAGAAGTATCTCGAACTGGTGCAGACGTTCTACACTGAGCAGCGGGTCATGATGATCACCGATTCCACCGACATCAGCCGGGTCAGCCATAACGCAGTCACACTCAACCAAGTAGACGAAGATGGTTCGATCCTGAATGACCTGTCTATTGGTTCGTATTCTGTCGTGATCACTGATCAGCCGACTCAGGCCACGTTCCAGGATAATCAATTCCGCCAAGCTATCGAGATGCGCAAAGAAGGCATCGCCATCCCGGATTCCACCGTGATCGAGATGTCCACCTTGAGCAAGAAGCATGATATCGCCAAGGCCATGAACGCCCAGGCAGAGAAGGCCAACCCGGTCGACGATGCCAAGGTCAAAGACCTCGAAGCTTCTGCCGCTCTGAAACAGGCCTCGCTCCTGAAGGCCCAGAACGAAGCGGTCAATGTCGGCGTCGACGCCCTGTTCAGCGCCACCCAGGCCGCGGGCGTCTTGGCAACCAACCCGATGATCGGGCCGATGGCCGACCAGATCGCCCGGTCTGCCGGGTTCAAGGACCAGGATGCGGCACCGATCATCCCCAACCAACCGATGGCTGCCGCCACGCAAATGCCTGGCGCGGATCAGGCTCTCGCAGGTCAGCCGGGTCAGGAGGCAGTTGCTGCTCCGCTTCCCGGCTCGGCTGACGCTGCACTCGCTGGCAGCACCACCATGGACCCACTCCCTGCCGGTCAACCAACACCATCGCCTGCAGGCCTGGCCGGACCCGACACCAGTGGTCCGGATGGCATGGGCCAGGGAATTGAGACAACGAGGCTCGACTGATGAAACTATACCTGGACACCGAGTTCAATAGCTACCAAGGCGAATTGCTTTCCATCGCCCTGGTCACCACCCACGGCGCGTTCTTCTATCGCGAGATCCGCCCGACCGAGAAGTTCGATCCGTGGGTGTCAGCGAATGTGGTGCCACACTTCAAAGGTGGTGCGATTAGCCGGGAATTGGTACAGCAGGAGCTTCAAGAATTCCTGATGAAGTACCATTTCGGGATCGAGATCATCGCCGATTGGCCTGAAGACATCGCCTACTTCTGCAACCTGATGATCACCGGGCCGGGTACGCGAATCAATTCGCCACCCATTCAGTTCACAATTAAGCGGGATATTGACACGATACCGAGTAAAGTGCCGCACAACGCACTTGAAGACGCCCGCGCTTTATGTGCATCAGATATGAGGCCACGATTATGAGAGTGATCAATTTGCAGCATATTCAGAAAGAGTTGTGGAAAAACAGTCCGGCAATGCTCGCGATCCAGCGCAAGACAGATCGCGCCATCTACGGTTTACTGATGGACAAAGACATGCGAGATTGGCGGGGGAGAGTGGAATGGACCGCAAAGACCTATTGCTAGGAAGGATTCTACCGGATGGTCGTCGAATCGTATCAGGTGACGAGCTTCGTCGAGGCAGTCGCCCCCGTGAACCAAAGGATAAGAAAACAGTGGGCCGAAAGGCTCATAAACGCAGCGGAAGCTGAAATATCAAGATTGTTGAAAGGAGAGAACCATGAAAATGTACATAGGAACCAAGATCATCAAAGCGCAACCAATGATCGCAGGAAAAGCCCTAGAAGCTGGGTATAAAATAGGAAAGGCTCTACTCACAGAACTGGGGATGGAAGTTGAGTATCCCGATGGATATAGGGCTTGGAGTCCAGGAAAAGCCTTCATAGATGCGTATAGACCTTTCAATGGTATGAACTTCGGTCTCGCCATCGAGGCTCTCAAAAAAGGTTTGAAAGTTGCCCGTTCAGGTTGGAATGGTAAGGGTCTGTGTCTTGAGTTGCAGATACCTGACGCCCATAGCAAGATGACGCTTCCTTACATCTATATGAGCTATCCATCAGCACCGGCCAGTGATACGGCACCAGCGAACCACATAAATGCCAAGGTTCCTTGGCTCGCTTCACAGACCGACATCCTGGCTGACGATTGGCAGGTGGTTGACTGATGGGAAAATTTGCACATTGCTACGATCTACCCGGCGGTGAGCAGTTGCTGATGGTGGCCTTTGACCACCCGGAGAACGGGCCTTCGGTGCAGTTCGCCACCGAGATCCACGGGCAGCAGGTCACCGCCGAGATGAATTTGCTGGACCCAGAGCAATTGGCCCAACCGATCATGCGGATTCAGGCGCTGGCTGATGCCAAGCGCAGCGTACCCTTGTACCCAGAGGAGGCTGTGCTGGATATCCGCCGACGCCTGGTTGCTGAACATAACGAAAAGAAAGGAGTCTACAATGGCTGAGTTTATTGATGATGAAGAGATCGAGGAAGTGGTGATCGGCGATGAAGAAGAGAGTGAGGATCGCGGTGATGACTTTGTTCCTACGGATGATGACGCGGATGAGGTTGTTGACCTGGACGCCGAGCCGGAACCCGATGCTGAAGTAGAGAAGGACGCCGAGCCAGTAGTCGAGAAGGAAGGGGAACCCGAACCTGACGAGAAAGGTGTCCCATTCTCCAGGCTCAACGAGGTCAGCCGCACCAAGACCGCTGCAACTCAGATCGCTGACGCCATCGTCGAAGGTCAGATAGACCCGCAGACCATCAAGGATCTCGGCGGTGCCAACGCAGTAGCCAAGGCCATGGCCAATCGGGAGTTCACCCTGGACGACCTGAAGACCGGGACGGTCAAAGCACCGGCTACCGCCACAGGCGAAGGTCCGGCCTCCTGGGATCTCAACGAGAAGTATGTCGAGTACCAGGAAAAGGTCGAGCTTGGCCAGATCAAGGAGGCAGCAGTTCTGCTGCGCGACCTGAACAAGGAGGAGCGACGCCGGGAACGTGAGGACGAACGCGCCCAGGAATTCGTCAGCAAGACCCAGGAATTCGTCAATCAACTGATCGCCGACCACCCGACTGCCGGTGACGTCGATCACCCAGATCATGAGTCCATGATGGCCTGGACGAATTACTACACCCGCGACCGAGGTCTCAATCGTATCGAAGCATTAAAAAAAGCGTCGACAAAGGTTTTTACTGCGGTTAAGCCTACGCCAATCGTGAAGGAAGAGACGGAAACCACGCAGCAGCGGGTGATCCGCGAACGCCGGGAAGCGTCATTGAAGAAGAACGCCAAAGCAAGCGCAGCACAGCCACCCAAAGCCGACCTTGGGGCTGGACCTGCAGACGAATTTGGAGGAAAGGATATTTCAAAACTACCTGACGAGGAGTATGCCAAGGTAAGCGAGCGCGAGAAGGCGATTGCCCGTGGCGATATTGTCGGCAGGACGAAGTAGAATCGAGGCATACACCGCTCGATTGGCCGGGTGGGAGGAGTTATTCTCCTTTCATCTCCCACCCGGTGTTTTTACCCACAGGAGAATAGGTTTGCCACCTACGGCACTACGTTCCCAGGTACGATAACCCTGGCGGTTGACCCCGATAGCAAGTCACACTCGCAGCTTGGGAGCGAAATCTCAGGGAAAAGAAATCAATTTTACTAACTTTTTCCTTTAGGAGAACTCTCATGTCACAAACGAATTTCGCCGGTCTCACCACCAAACAAAAAATGATCTGGAGTCGCGATGTCTGGGAAGCCGCCCGCGACAAGATGTTCATCAAAAAGTTCATTGGTAAAGGATCCGGCTCCATGATCCAACAGATCAATGATCTGACCAAGACCGAGAAGGGTGAGCAGTGCATCATGTTCCTGGTTGCCGACCTGATCGGTGACGGTGTTATCGGGGACAACGAGCGCGAAGGTCAAGAGGAAGGGATGCAGTCGTATGAGCAAGTCATCGGCATCGACCTCATGAGCCACGGCGTCAAGAACAAAGGTAAGATGTCCGATCAGAAGACGGTCATCAACTTCCGTGAGCATGCCAAGGACAAACTGTCTTACTGGCTCGCCAATCGGCTTGATCAGTTGGCGTTCCTCACTCTGTCCGGCATCAGTTATGCGTACAACAACAACGGTTCCACCCGTCTGTCCACCGCATTCAGCAACCTGGCGTTCGCCGCACAGGTATCCGCGCCGACCTCCAAGCGTTCCTTGATGTGGGATGGTTCCGCCCTGGCTGCCAGTGTCACCGGCAACATCGCGTCCACCTATCTGCCCAACTACAAGATGATCACCAGCTTGGTTGCATATGCCAAGGATCATTACATCAAACCATTGAATGCTGGCGGCAAAGAGTACTATGTCCTCCTTGTCAAACCTGGCACCTTGGCGATGCTGAAGAATGACAGCGACTACAAGAACGCGGTCATCACCGGCCAACAGCGTGGCGATAACAACCCGTGGTTCACTGGCGCGTCGGTCACCATCGACGGCGTGGTTATCCACGAACACAACTTGGTCTACAGCACCACTGGTGCCACCACCAAGTGGGGCGCTGGTAACGCGATCAACGGTACACGTTCGTTGCTTTGCGGCGCACAGGCGCTTGGTATGGCCGACCTTGGCTCGCCGGAATGGGATGAGAAGACCTTCCAGTATGGCAGCCAGACCGGCATCAACATCGACAAGATGGTCGGGTTCCTCAAACCGAAGTTCTATTCCATCTATGATGGTAGCGATCAGGACTTCGGCTGCATCTGCGTCGATCATTACCTGCCGTTGAGCTAATCGCGATTCTAAATCGGGCGGATGAAAATCCGCCCGAATTAACCACTTTTTCATCCAATTCCTAGGAGGAATTATCATGGGAGCTACTCTCCAAACGAAATCTGAAGGGCGTCAAGCGGCTAAAGTCGCCATCGCTCGCTTCACTTCTGCCGATATCCAGACCACCAGCTTCGTGCCGTTGATCAAGATCCCGGCCAACGCCATCATCCTGCGCGGTTATCTGGCCACCAAGACGGCTTCCGGTGCAGCCCTGACCTTGGCGGTCGGTAATGCCTCGGTTGGTAACTCCATGCTGGCGGCCACCTCGGTTGCTGCCCAAGGCGTCACCGCGTTCACCGGCCACGTTCTCGCCGCTGGTAACTTCGGCACCGAGGTCGCTGGTCAGGTTCTCGGCGTCACCCCGTCGGCCAACAACAGCACCCTGCTGGATGCGGCCCTGGTTGTCGAGTATGCGGTCCTCGGAAAATCTGAGTGTACTGAGTCCTAATTAACTTCGTTGCCGGGGGTGTAAAAAGCCTCCGGCGACACAATTCCGAAAGGAGAGACCAATGAAATTTCGCGCAAGAAGTAAAGATGCTGTAGTTCGCATCGCCTCGACCTCCGGCCACATCTGCATTATCGGGCCGGACTTTGTTGAGGTTCCTGACCATATGACCGCCGACGCCTATGCCGGTGGTGCGATCTCGGAAGACATGTATCTGTCGATCCGGGCTGATATCGAAAAAGAGCAAGCCGCTGCTGACAAGATTGACCGTCCTGCGGTCATCGATGCCGCCCTGCAGGAGATGCTCGATTCCGACAACAAAGACTATTTTACCACCGCAGGGCTGCCCAACAAGAAAGCCCTGAACAAGATCTGCAAATTCACCGTGACCAACGAGGAATTTGACCTGGCGTGGGGCAAGATCATCACTGCCCGTAACACCTCGACCACCGTTGGCGACACCAAGTCCGGCGGTAATTTAGAGGAACTGTAATGAGTACGGGCAGCGAATTGGCAGACATCGTCCTGGATATCATCCAGGATCCATCCTACACCAGTGACGACGCCATTGCGTTGTTCAACCAGTGCGCCGTGCAGATGGCCGGACGGGTGCTGTTCCCGTCCTTGGAGATCTCTGATGTGGTCACCGCTAAAGTAGGTGAGGTCTCCGTTTCGCTGCCCGATGATTTTCAACGCAACCTGTTCAGTTGCACTGACGAATTGTCCTACGGCAAGATCGAAATCCTGAACAGCAAAGCGTTAATGGAGCGCCGAGGTATCCCTGATACCGGCACCAACATCAAAGCCGTGGTCGCGGCCAAGCCGTTGCTGCTCTTCGCACCCAGCCCGTTGAAAGATATCGACCTGACGCTCGGCTACCATCGCAAACCAGATGAGATCAACGCCGATGATGAGGTCACCTTCCTCCCCGACGGCTTCGGCGACCTGCTGGTCAACTTCGCCTGTTGGAAGCTCTACGCCAAGATCGAGCAAGGACTCGAAGGTGCGAAGACCGACACCAACTACTATCGCGGTCTCTTCAATGAACAGTTCGAGGAACTGCGGATCTCACTGAAGGAAGGTGTCTCCATGCCCGCGCCACCCATTTCTAAAGGGGAGCGATACTGATGGCTACGCCGGTCACCCTCCTGCAAGGCTCCACCGGCCTCGACAACCTGACGGCTGCAGTCCGGCTCAAGTTGGATGAGAAGACAGGCCTGGCTGGCCTGGCCGAGGCCGTCAACGTCTATATCGACGACACGGGCCGGGTCATCCGAAGACGGGGCAAGGATTTGGTCGTCGCCGGTCGCTTCCATTCCGCCTTCTGCAAGGGTGGCGATGCCTTCACCGTGCAGGAACGCACCGTTGATGCGGCCATCATGCAGTTGGTGCCAGGGGATGTGCCAGTAGGCGTCCGTTCGGGCCTATCTAAGTTCCAGCATATGGGCTGGGCGCAGGTCGGAATCAAGATCTACTACAGCAATGGGATGCAGAATGGATACCTTGAAAACGGACTCTCTTTTGATTGGCCAATCCAACCCCATGTCGGCGCACCAACGACCCGCCAGTTCTCCGGTCCCCCCTTGGGTTCCGATCTTGAATGGTTCGGTGGACGTATGTACATCGTCGATGGCCGATTCGTCTTCTATTCAGAACCGTTCGCCGTTGGAAAATATGATCTGGCGCGATGTTTTTACTCTTATGGAACAGATGTCAAGATGATCAAATCGGTCAAGACCGGGATCTTCATTTCCGACAGCGAGCGCACATATTTCATCGCGGGCCTGGAGCCAGGCAAGACCGAGCAGATCAAGGTGTTGGATTGCCCAGCGCATGCACATTCCGCCGCCGTCGACCTGATCGATGCAGATTCGTTCGGGTTGCAGAATGTCGGCCTCTGTGCAGTCTGGTCCTGCGATCAAGGTCTCTGCCTAGGAACCCCATCCGGCGAGGTGCTGGTCGTCACCCAGCACAAATTGGACTACCCCAAAGGATCTAAAGGCGCGAGCCTCATCACCAACCAAACCATCATCAATACCATCGAATAAAGGAGTTACACCATGGCTGAGAGATTATCCACCGCTCTACGAAACGAATTGCTGAAGCCGGGAGGAAAATCCTTGGCGGATCTGCTGGCCAATGGCCGACTTGATATTCGTAGTGGCGCACAACCGACGTCAGCGGATGCCGCTGAAACCGGCACCCTGCTCAACAGCATCACCCTGGCCAGTGGCGCGTTCACCCCAGGACAAGCCACCAACGGGCTGAACTTCGGCGCACCGTCTGCAGGGGTGCTACCTAAAGAGACGCCCGGCGTCTGGTCTGGTGTTTGCCTGGCTGACGGCACCGCAGGGCATTTCCGTTTCTATGCAAACGATGTGGTCCAAGGTGCAAATGCCACCACCGCCATTCGGATGGATGGCGCGATCTCCACCTCTGGTGCTGAGATCAACATGTCCAACCTGGCCATGGTCCTTGGCGGCACTACCACCATCGACGGCTTCAACATCACCTTACCTGCAGCATAATGACCTACACCGGCAGGATTCTTGACAGTGCTGGCAACCCAACTGGAGGGCGGATTCTCGCTCTCCAGTTGCGTGATGAGTCCATCTGGTACAAAGATGATCGTCGGGCAGATGTCATTATCAACGGGGCGATCCTCACTTATGGAGCCGCGTCGGCCTCAGTCAATGGTACCACCAAAGAGTATTCGATCACGGTGGATTGCGAGTGTTACCTGGTAATCATTCCGGAGGTGAATACCTCCAACGCGAAGGTAATCTCGCAAGGCAAGGTCATGAATGGATGATTTCGCAGGGGATAAAACATCGATTGGATCTGTAGGCATCGGAGCCACGGTTAATGGAAAAATAGAAGTAGACGGAGATCGTGATTGGTTCAAGGCCGTCATGACGGTCGGCGAGAAATACAACCTCAAGGTCGTTCTCGGTCAGGGAAGTGTAGCCAACATCCACATGTATGATGTTAACGGCGTCTATATTGGCGCTGGCACCCTGATGCTCGATGATACAGGGATGAATCCCATCTGCTGGATGAAGGATTTCACCCTCACTTCTACCAACGCCAACAGTCAAGTTATCGGTTCAGTCGGATCCCAGATCAATGTTTTCATTGAGATCAGTTTCTCCACTCAAGGGAAGACCACCGGCACCTACACTCTTTCCTACGACCTCGCGTATAAGCTGCTGCTCCCATCACCTACTTCTGTTGGTGATGACTACATGGGTAATAAGTACACTAGTGCCGCGTTACAGGTTGGCGGCACCCGAACCGGGAGTATTGGTATCCCCCTCGATCAGGATTGGTTCTGGATAAACCTGGAAGCAGGGAAGGGATATTATTTCTCGGCGTTGCCTACAGGTAACCAAGTCATGTCGATGTGCCTGTTTGACGTCGATGGCGCAGTGGTCCCCAATCAACCAAGCTTGAAATTGAATACTGCCGGGTTTTTCGTGGTCACGGAACTGGGGACATTCTATCCCCAATATTCCGGGATGTATTACCTGGCGGTAGCTACTGGGCAAGGAAGCATCATCAATACCGGCGGCTACACGGTCTTCGCCAACGAAGAGACCACCCCGGTTCCCACCATCTTGGTGCCAACCACCTCACCGACTCCGGTGGTGCAACCCCAACCGCCGCCACCTCTGCCGGTGCAGCCGGAGTATCTCCAGTACTTCATCGATTATCCTGTTGTTCCGATTGTAACTTCGACCACCGTCATACCGAAGACCGGCACGATCTCTGGAAAGGTTACCGACATTGCCGGGAAAGGAGTTCCAGCGTCGGTGATTGGTTATGAGCATGACACCGCAAAATACAAGGCAG